GCACCGATCCTGGCAGGCTGCCCGGCGGAACGGTTTCTAGCCGCTGCGTCGGCTCAAGTCTCTGCGGCGTGTTCTCTTCGCGCGCGGCCGTGTTCATCCCGGTCGCGCGCGCGCCGCCGCCCTGCGCCTCGGCAAGAGCGCTTTCGCCCTTGGCCTGGCCCTCGAGCGTCGGCACGTTCAACTTCAGCCCGGTTTCGACGGCAACGCGCTTCACGATGGCCTCGGTCATCGCCTCGCTGACCTTGGTCGGCGTCAGCTGCAGCGGCGCCAGATACGAGTTCATCACCGTGGTCAGGTTCGTCTTGAACTCGCCGCCATAGGCGTTGGTGAACGAGCCGGCTTCCTGGGTCGCATGTGTCATCAGGTTGTTGATCACGGCGGCCGTCTGCGGCTTGTTCGGGTCGAAGATCGCCTCGGGCTGATTCTGCACATAGGTCGGCAGCAGCTTCCGCCAGTCCTCGCCGATCTGATGGAAGGCTGCGTATTGCTGCTGCGCCGTCTGGTGCATCAGCACCGCGTTCTGGTGCATGATCTCCTGCGCCCGCATCCCGAGTTCCTGGGTCCGGTACTGGCCTTCCTGCTGGAGCTGGAACAGCCGCAGGCCGCGGTCCTGGATCTGGCTGTATGCCTCGGCCGCACCGGCGCCGCCGCCCGTCATGTCGGTCATTGCGGCATCTCCCCGAAGGCGCCCGGCAGGACCGTGCCGTCAAGCCCGACCGACGGCTGGCTGAGCGCTGCCGCGCCGCCCTGGTCGAAGCCGTTCCAGTTCCAGCTCGCCGGGCTCTGCTGAATCTGATTGAGCTGGTCGACGAGGGCCTGCGGTGGGTTGGAGCCGCCGATGCCGAGCAGACTTTGCAGCGCGCCGCCGAGCGGGCCGCCGCCGAGGCTGCCGAGGCCGAGCGAGCTGGTGAGGTTCGTGCCGAGCGTCTGCCCCAAATTGGTCAGCGCCGCCGCCTGGCCGGCCGTCGCGCGCGCGGCCAACTGAGAGAGGAACGCTGAATTTTGCGTCAGCGAACTTTGCAGGCTCGTGCCGATCTGGCCCTGAATCTGGAGCTGCTGAATCTCGCGGCCCAGCTCGGAATTCGCGAGACCGGCCTGTTGGTTGATGAAACTGCCCTGTTGCTGCAAGGTCTGGAGCTGATTCGAGAACAGCCCTTGCGCGAGCTGCTGCGCCGCTGACGCCGATGCCTGTCCGAACTGCGCATCGTTGGCCGACAGCGCGTTGGTGGCGAAGCTGGAGCCTTCGAGGCCGCGCGCGGCGAGGGTGCCCTGGATGTCGGATACACCCTTCTGGCGCGCCATCTCGATCTGCTGCAGTGGTGCGAGGATCGGCGCCAAGCCGCCGCCGGTGAGGTTCGTGCCCAGCACGTTCTGCAGGAACGCATTGCCGGCCGAGCCCGCGTTGGCCGAGAGGTTGCCGAGGCTCTGCATGATCCCGGTGAGCGATGCCTGGAAAGGGTCGCTGGGGTTGGTCGTCAGGTTGGAGGTCAACCGGCCGTTATTGACCGTGAGATCGTTCGAGAAGCCCGGCGTCGTCAGATTGAGCGAGCTGATCGGCTGGTACGCGCCCGGGCCGATGCCGAGACCCGACAGCGCATTGGTCGCCGGATTCATGAAGCCCCAGAGCTGGCCCGCCGCCGAGCCGAGATTCGGCTGCTGGGAGCCGTTGCCGCCGCCCATCGGCATGAAGCCGCCGCCCCCTCCCCCGCTCGGGCCGCTGACCATCTGGTCGACTGAATTGGCGGTGGCCGCTGCCGCTGCCGCCGCCGTGAGGCCCGCTACGACACCCATATCAGGCGCCCCCCGCCATCTTGTCCCAGATGTTTTCCTGGTGCGTGTAGCCGCGCTTCCTCAGCACCGGACCCAGGAACTCGAGGAACGCCTTGTCGTGATAGAGGATGCGCACGTAGCCCGGCGCGAACTCCGCCTTGAGATCGGTTTCCGCGCGGTCGATCAGCGCAATCCCCGCTCCGGTGTGGCGCAGCGCCTTGTCGACATAGATCGCGTCGCCGTGCGCGTGTGGGGTCGACCAATAGTGCAGATGCCCACCGACGACGATGAACGAGCTGTAGCCGATCAGCTTGTCGTCGAGCCGCGCCGCCAGGATGCGCAGGACGCGGGCGTCTTCCTGGTCCTGATATTTTTTCCAGTTCACGTCGAGCGGCATTTTGTCCTTGTGGACGCCGACTTCTTCCCAGTGCGCACGCACGAGATCGGCGAGGCCGTCGTCGAGCAGTCCCGCCAGTGGTTCCCAGGCGATCGACAGGCTCATTTCTTGTACATCTCGAAGATCAGGTGACAGCGCGGGTACTGGCCCCAGTTCGCGGCGCAGTGCCGGACATGGTTGTTGAAGTAGGCAAGAACGCCTTGCGGCAGGTGCTGCATTTCCTCCTGCGAATAGAGGAAGCACCCCGGGTTGGTGACCAGCGCCGCGTGGAACCGGCCCGTGCGCTTGTGATACGGGCCGTCGTCGACATGCCAGAAGATCGTCGAGCCGGGGTCGAGCCGCGAGACCATCGCGCGCGCCATCTCGCCGCTGAGCAGCGTTTTGCCGATGTCGTTCGCCATGACGGCGTCACGCGCCTGGTTGAGCAGAAGTTGCATCGACGGCCATGTCTTGAGGTCCGGCAGGTCGACCACCGGCAGGTCGTGCAGCCAGTTCTCCTTTGTGATGCCCTCGTGGCCGCGCAGCAGCAGCGACGCGCCGAGCCCGATCTCGGGGTGCCCGACCTCGCCGCGCGCGGCGACCGGCCGCCAATGCTTCGGGTGCCGGCGGTGCAGCGCCGCGACCACGTCGAACGTGTCCAGGTGCGCGATGGCGAGAAAGTTCCTCACCGGATCTCCACCGACTGAAAGACGAGCGCGTCCTCACCGACGCCAAACAGGTCCTTGACCGTGCCCACCGTGCGCGCAACGCCGTAGCGGCACGCGTGCTCGAACAGGCGCGCTTCGGCCTTGCGGCATGACCACAGCACCAGCGCCGCGGTCCGCGTCCGGTAGAGAAACGCGACCACGGCCTCGAGCTTGTTGCGCGGCGTCGCCCACGGCGCCCACATCGCTTCCACTTCGATCGCCCGGCCGCTCGACAGCGCATAGCGCCAGCCGATCAGCCAGCCGACCGGGATCACCCCGCGGTCCGTGCGCGCCAGCAAGGTCGTCACGCCGGCGCCCGGCCGGATCAGCTCGATGCCCTGCGTGAAGATCGGCCAGAACTCTTTCGTCTCGATGCCCGGCGGCAGGCCCTTGATCGCACCCGCCCGGTAGGCGGCCCACAGGTAGCGAAGGTCCTCCGTCACCATCGGCCGCGACGTCGCCGCGCGAGCCAGCGCCCAGCGCAGGCGCGGGCCGCTACGGCCCAGGCGATTATTAAGACCGGCTGACTTTGAGCTTGAGGACGATTTCGTTGATGTTGAAGGCGTTGGTCCCGGTGACGGTGGCGAAGATTTGGAAGAGGTCGGATTCGCCGGCAAGGGTGAACTTGTTGCGGGCGACGCGGCCGGTGAACGCCGCGCTGAAGTAGCTCCCGCCGCCAAAGTAAGTGTTTCCGTCGTTGAAGAAGCTGCCGGCGGCCGTGGACTGGAGGGCCGCGATGGTGATGGGCTGGTCGAAGATTTGGCGTCCGTTGTGCTGGAGCGTGAGAGTGAGGGCGGAGCTGACGAGGGGCTGCTGATAACGGACGTATCCTTCAACATCGAAAACCTGTCCCTCGGGTAGCTCGATCATCTTCGAGAGTCGCGACGCCGTGATGTTCACCGAACCGCCGTCGCCGGCCCCCGTGCCCTCCATGCGGTAGACTTTGCCGTTGGCATCGCCCATGTAGACGCCGATGAGGCCGTCCTGCGGGCGCTTCATCATCCACGCCGTTGTCGGCTGAAAGGCCAGCGCATGCGCCGTCGTCCACAGCGACCATGCCGAGGAGCGGATCGGCAGCCCGTCCTTGCGGTAATAGCGGTTCACCCAATCGTCGGTGATCGACTTGTAATAGACCCAGCACTGCGAGACGCCGGTCGGGAAGCAATAGAGCCGGTAAAGGATCGGGTCGTAGACCAGGGTCCAGCCGGTCACGCCCGCGATCTTGTTCTGAATGGCGCGGCTCAGCTCCTGTGTCTCGACGTCGCCGTAGTTGATGGTGCCGAACATCGTCTCGATCCGGCCCATGCGGCCATAGGCGACGTCGTTGCCGATATACGTCATCGCCTCGTCGCCGACCGCCCCGATGAACGGGTACTTCTGGTCGATCTGCATGTCGCGGCCGTCGATGCCGTGAATGAAGTTCAGTGAGCCGCGCTGCGTCGAGACGTATTTATCGGTCAGGAACTCGGCGAAGCCGTTGATCGGCGACATGTCCTGCGTCTGGACGAAGAACGGATCGCCGACGCCCAGCGACAGCGACGGCTTGTTCGCGGTCGTGAGGTTCGTCGGGTCGCCAACCGCCGAGGCCAGGATCACATGCGGTGTCGCCGATCCCGCCGTGACGTTGGCGAACCAGGCGCGCTCTTTCGAGACGAGGCTGTATTTGGCGAAGAAGTTGACGCCGCCACCGAGATTGTGGGCCAGCGCCGCGAACGTTGTGCCGTCCCAGGTCGAGACGACCTGCTGGAGTGCCAGATCGGTCACCAGCACCTTGTTGAGCGCCGGGAAGTTGGCGTTATAGGCGCCCCGCAGCTTCGACCCGAAGGGCACCGTGGCGATATTGGTGAAGCTGACGCCATCCCACTTGTAAAGCGCGGTCCCGGCCTGGATCAGGGTCGACAGCGTCCCGTCCTGTTTCTGCAGCTGGGCAAAGCCGTTGATCGACTGGCCGTTCGGCGCCGTGCCGACGAGATCGAACGGCGCCCGCGGAAAGAACGCGGCCGAAAACAGGTCGAGTCCGAAATTCTGGCTGCCGTCGGCGCACTCGCGGTCGTCGATATCGGTGGCCAGCTCGCGGGTGTTCATGCCGCCGCCGAACCGCATCGTGATCGCCGGCACGTCGCCTTGCTTTTGCCCCAGCGCGGGGTTCGGCGCCTGCCCTGTCTTTTGCGCCGTCACGGGACTATCTCCGCCGCCGCCGTGTCGGGCCGTAGCTCTGCGGCGGCGTCTCGCGGCGAATCCAGCGGATGGCGGCGGCCTGCGAGCGCTGATATTCGGCTTCGTCGTATTCGCTCGGCCGGCGCGACCGCTTCCACCGCTGCGCGACGCCTTCGATGAGCTGGTCGACGACGGTGTCGGTGAACGGGAATGTGTCGGTCGTGTTCGCGAGCGCGATGCGCGGCTCGCCATACACCTGATAGGTATCCGACTGATCGGCGGTCTGCGGCGTGAAGTCGAACCGGATTTTTCCGGTCACGTCCGAGATGCACCAGCGGATCGGCGTGCCGATGAAGATCGTCGGGTCCGGCTGGTCGATGATCATCTGCTGGAAGCCGCCCGGATAGGGCAGCAGCGGCAGCCGCCGGGTTTGATTGACGACCGTGCGGACGATTTCCATCTGCGGCGTGGTCGTCGGGATCGCATACTCGCGCTGGGTCGCCACGGGCGTCAGCGACCCCTGCACCGTCAGGCCGGGCAGCAGGTCGGCCGAATCGGCCAGCTCCTGGACGACTTCGTTCCACGCCTGGATGCAGACGCTGATGTCGTTCGCCCGGGGGTCGCCGGTGAACGAGGTGAGCAGCCCGTCGGCGCCCTGAACGATGGTCAGGCGCTCCAGGACCTTGTTGACGCCGTCGAGGAACTGATAGCTCACAGCAGCCACCAGACGAAGGCGATGATCAGGGCGACGATCAGCAGGATCGGCACGCCGAACAGCAGCAGCGCGCCGAGATCGGCCATGTTGTTCATGCCGCGTCAGCCCTTCAGGTGCTTCTCCAGCGCCTCGAAGACCTCGTCGCGGCTCGCCGTACCCTTGAACTTGAGACCAAGCTTCCCGGCTTCCTCGATGAGACCCTTGGTCGTCATCTTGGCGAAGCGCCACAGCTCGCTTTCCGGCGACGGCGGCGCCACCGGCGGCGCGGGCGCGGGCACGGCCACATCCGGCGCTTCGAGCGTCACGAATTCGCGGATCGGCGCGTGCTCCGGCTTGCGTGTCATCGCGTGGATGATCTGATCGAGCATCTGCAGCGCGCGCTGATGCTCGATCTTCCCCGCCTCTTCGGCGTTGATGAGCATGTTGATCAGCACGGCTTTGCGCTCGGCGTCGCGGTGCGCAATCCCGAGCCGGGCGCAGAGCCGCGAAAGCTGCCAGCGGTCGGCGAAGTCGTAGGGCGTCTTGAACTGCGCGTCCTGGATCTCGGGGCGGTTGTAGCCAAAGGCGCCGTTCGCCCGGCCGCCGGTGCCGGGGATTTGCTGGGTGCTGGTGATCATGGACTCTCCAAAGAAAAGGGCCGCCCTTGCGAGCGGCCCCGAGTGCGGTGTCAGATCGTCGGTTACTGCAGCAGCGTGGCGCCGGACCGGATTCCGAGAATCCAGTTCGTGTTGAGCAGCGCGCCGGTGTGCCAGCTCTTCCAGCCGAGCGACGACAGCTCGTTCAGCGGATCGCCGGTGCCCGCCGAGCCGCGGGCGTGGGTGATGAGCTGGATGCCCGGCAGCTTGTCGCCCGCCTCGTAGATTTCCCGGATATGTTCAAAGCCGAGACCGACGCTGCCGTGCGCGTCCTGGCCCATCACGATCGAGGTGTAGAGGTCGGCGTTGCCGGTCGTGTTGCGCAAGGTCGTGCTGGCCGCGCCGACCCCCGTGCTGACCGTCGCTTCCGGATGGCTGACCCAGCGGATGCGCGCAATGCTGTCGATGCCGAACTCGCCGGGGAAGGTCTCCACCTGGCCGGCGTAGCGCTCGACCGGGATAAAGTCCGCGAAGGTCCGGATATCGGCCTCGACGTCGACATGGCACAGACCGAGGAAGCTGGTCGGCACCGGTGCCGTGCCGAATGCCTGCTCGCCGCGGCTCTCGCCCATGAACTCGGTCGCGACGTTGTTCTGCAGGACGTTGACGCCCTTTCGGCTGATGCCGGAGGTGATCGCCGAGCCGGTAGTGCCGTCGTTGGTGGCGCCGGCCGGGCGGTAGATGGTGACGTTGGCCTCGAGGATGTTGCGCTGCAGGCGGTTCAGCGACTGGCCGGAGTTGATGCCCATCTTCACGACCAGGTCATCGGCCTGGCCGTTGAAGTTGATCAGGTCAACCTCTTCGGACAAGATGATGAAGTTGCCGTATTTCTGGACGGTCGCCGTGGTGTCGGTGACGGTCGGCTGGACCGAGGTTCGGGTCGGGAACGAGACGTTGCCGGTCAGCTCGGCCAGCGGCGTGGTCGTCGCCGTCAGGTTCTCGATGCGGCGCCACTTCGCCGAGAAGGTGCCGGAGTGCTCTTCGATCTCGGCCGGCACGGAGCCGGCGAAATACACCGCGCGCGGACGGGCGGTGCGGAGAAGAGTCTCCTGGAACACGAAGTTGACGGGACCCGCGATATTGCTGGTCGTGGTGATCGGGGCAGCCATGTCGGCTCTCCTGTTAGCGTCGGGCGAGAGCGGCCTGTTGCCGCTTGAATGCCCTGAATTGTGAATCGGACATCGCTCGCAGGGCCGCAGGGTCGACCGGTTCCGTCGGTGGGGCTTTGCTCGACACCCGGGCAGCGGCAAGCACCGCGGCGCGGGATTCGGCACTCGGAGCCGAGGCCACCGGGCGAAGCTTCTCTTCGAGCTTCGTCGCGACGGCGCCCAGCACGTTCGCCCACACGTCCGGCTTCTGCGCGCGCTGCATGAACGCGGTGCGGAAGCGGATGTCGCGGGCGCCGAGGCCCTGCAAAAACCCATAAACGACTTCGGGATCGACCGACTTCAGGAACTCGGACGAACCTTTGATGGTGTCGACGACGTGATCGATCTCGGCCTGTGATTCCCGCTGCTCGATGCGCTGTGCGGCGCCGAGGACGCGGTTCACGGTGTCGGGATCGATTGCCGGAGCCGCCGGAGCGCCGCCGGGATTCTGGGCGGGGGCCGCTGCCGACGAGGCCGCGGGCGCCGCCGGTTTTGCCGGAGGCGTGGCGGTGTCGAACTCTCTCAGGAAATCGTCGAGATCAGGCTTCTTCGCCGGGGGGGCCGCGGCAGCAGCCGTGGGCTGTGCGTTGGGGGCCGGAGCAGTGCCGGTCTGCGATGTAGTCATACTTAGTTTGCACCTTTCAGAAAATCAATCGCGTCCTCGATGCCTTGGGCGCGACCGCTCGAGTAAATCCATCGGTTGTGCTTAGCGTCCTCGCCGTCCGAGGATGGGAACCACGGGAGCAAGGGCTCGCGGGCCTGCCGCAGGTCTTCCAACAGGGACGGCAAGCGCGGGTCCACCCGGAGCGACGACAGCAGCGCCTGGGTTTCCGCCGACAGCTCCCGCAGGGAGTCCCGCCGGGGCGGGAGCGGCGGCTTTGAAGAAAGCGTCGACATCTTCGACATTGGTTCGCCTCAGGGCTTCGTGACGGATCTTGTCGAGATCGAGCGGCTTGGCGCCGAGCTGGCGCGCGGCCCCCTCCATCTCGACGAGCGCCTTGGCCACGCCCATGAACAGCGCGTTTTCCTGCGCTTCCTCCTGGGGGCCGGCGGCGCCGATCACGTCGAAGGTCACGACATCGGGCAGATGGTCGGCGTCGATCTCGACGTAGCCCTTGTAATCCTCGACCCAGATCAGTCGCCGCTCGCCCTTGAGCGCCATCCGGGCGAGGCGGAATTCCTTGTTGAGGCACTCCAGCATCGGGCCTTTTTTCAGCGCATCGACGAAGTCGACCGTGCGGATTTGCCCGCGCACGACCTCTTGATTGACCGCGTAGGCCGACTTGTGCGTCTGGGTCGACGCCCCGAGGCGGACCTGGTTGACGCCGGTGAAATCCTGGTGCTGTTTGGCCAGCACCGTGAAGCCTTCGAGCAGCGCGCCGGGGTTTCCGATCCTGTGAACGGTGGGCGGCGACATCGCCGGCCACGAGGCGCCCGGCTCCAAGCGCGGCGCGCCCATCTTGGCGATCCACGGATCGTGCGGGTTGTAGCTCACCGGCGGCCGGGCCATCAGGTCGGCGGCCTGGATGTAGTCGTTGAGCGCTTCGGTGGCCGCCTTCTGGATCGGGACGCCCTTCATCAGCGGGCCGACGCCGTAAGGGCTGGTCGGGTCGTCGCGCTGGTAATGCCCGATCGTGTAGCTGCAGAACGGAACCGGGTTCTCGCGGATGCGGACGATGGCGGGATCTCCGGCACCCACCGCAATCGTGATGATCAGGTCCGGCGCGAAGACGCTCCTCGAGCCGGTGACGTGCGTAAGATCGCCCTCCCACTCCAGCAGCAGGACCGAATCGTCGGCTTGATCGGCGCGCCCCGGCTCACCTTCGCGCTTGGCCTGGTGCATCGGCGACAGGCGCGCCACCGTGTCCGGCAGCCAGCCCATCTCTTCATCGCCGAGCGAGGCGGCCAGGCGGAGATCGGCGAGCTTCTGCCAGTATTCCCGGATATGGCCGGGCTTGATCACATGCCCCTCGTGCGTCGCGAACATCGCCGCGTCGTCGAGGAAGAGATTGCGGATCGTCACCGGGACGAGGATCGGCGTCAGCCGGCCCCCGTCGCCCTGATAGGTCGAATCGTCCTGCAGGTCGAGCCGCGCCAGGACCGAACGCATCGCCGCCGTGCCGTATTTGAAGCACTCGGCATTGAACAAATCCCATCGCGCCTCGAAGCCGTACCCGCGGTGGAAATGAGTGAGCGTCGCGCGCGTGATCGCGTCGGCGCCGGACTGGTTCAGCCGCGACGAGACGCCGACGTCATCGCCGCCGACGATGGCGGATTTCTTATCCCACCGCTCGAGATAGCTGTCGGTCAGCGCGGCGTGCGTCCGGAACCATCGGCCCTGATCGGAAAACAGCAGGTTGCGCGCATCGGTGACCAGCACCTCGAGCGATTCCGCCTGCAGCGGCAGGTCAAGCTCCGGCAGCCAGTCCGTGCTGCCGATCGGCATGCCGTCGGGCGTGACCCGCTCGTCGCGGATCATCGCCACCTGCATGTCGACCTCGGTCCATTTCGTTTCGAGGTGGCGGCGCGCCGCCTTGCGGCGCGTGTATTCGCGCTTCACCCAGTGGGCGAAGTCGGCCAGCAGCCGGCCGCCGCCATAGAGGTCGAGTTTGGGATTCGGCGCGGGCGGCTTATCCGGCGGCGCGCGCTTTTTCGCCATCTTCCTCGTCCATGAATGAGACCGCGGCGGCGAGCGCCACCTGCAGGCGCTGGTCGCGCGTGGCACCGGTCGCCATGTAAATCGGCTGGCCGAGACACGGCCCCTTGCGCCGCAGCGCCCACAGCACGGTCCAGCCCGGCAGGCCGTCTTCGGGCCGCTTGGCGAACCAGCCCTCGGCGACGTAGATGCGGCCGCGCCGGTCCTCGAAATATCCGAGCGGCTTCACCTCCCATTTGTTGCAGAGGTATTCGAGCTGCTGCTCGAAGCTGAGCCGAAAGAAATTGCGGGTCGCGGCGCGATGCAGATCGGTTATGCCTGCTTGCGCCATGTCGTGAGCTTTCTTGGTGGCGGCCCCGCCGGCCGCAGCGGACGGTTGGCCTCGGCGTAACTGAGCCCGTATCGCTTCATCATCAGGGCGTAGCGCGTGGCGGCCATCAGGTCGTCGCGGAGCTTCACGACCTTGCCGTCCTCGCGGTGATACGAGCGGAACTCCTCGAACCATTCGGCGAGATGCCGAAAGACCTTGAAGCGGCCGGTGCGCATCCGCTCCAGCATCTCCTCGATGCCGGGCTCGACCGCGTTGCCGCGGTCGTCGCCGTAGGTCGCGTGCTCGGGGAGCATCGCCACGCCATGGCCCAGGTAGATGTTCTTCAGCGGCTCGCCCGAGCCCTTGTCGCGCTCGAGCCCGTCATGCGGCCATGAGACCGGCACCCAGGCGGCGCGCTGCCTGATCGACTGCGCGTGATAGAGCGCGTCCTTGCCGCCCTGCCGGTAGGCGTCGACGACGTAGACGATGTCGCGGTCGCGATCCCAGGCCAGCACCACATAGGCGGTCGGATGGTCGACGCCGAAATCGAGACCCGCGATCTGGGCGTAGAACGCCGGGACCTGGAACGGGTCGCATTTGATCGTCTCTTCGTCGACCGGGAACACGCGGCCGGACCCCAGAATCGGAATTCCCTTGGTGCGGGCGTCGCGCTCCCAATCGGGATACGACGCGAGAAGCTGGGCCTTCATCGCTTCGTCAAGATGCGGCGCGTCGGCCCATGTCGCATTCACCAGCGACACCATCTCGGCCAGCTCGGGCCGCTCGAAGTGCCGGACCAGCTCGGTCTCGCCGAGCAGCGGCGTGAATGTCACGATGAGCAGCCCTCTCGCCGTCAGGATGCGGGTGAGCGACTCCGTGAAAATCTGAAAGTCTTCCGGCTCCTCATCGAGCCAGGCGACATCGATGTTCGTGCCCTGCCACTTGCGCCAGCCCTGCTCGTAGGTCTTGAGCACGCAGGTCGACAGGCCGCCGTCCTTGTGACGGACGCGGAAGCTGTCGACGACGTTCGACACGCCCGCCTGCCGGTAGTTGAGCTTGCCGACGACCAGCTCGCCGGGCACCCGGCCGGTGAAGCTTTCGGCCGGATCGCCCAGCAGCTCCTTCTGCACGATGTCGCGGCTCGTCTCGTTGGTCGGCGAGCCGGTCCATTGCAGCGTGTGCTTCTCGAAGCGCCGGCCGATCCACCACTCGGGATAGCGGCCGGTCAGGTGATAGGCGTACTCACTCCCGGCACAGAGCGTCTTGCCCACCCGGTTGGCGGCCCGGAGCATCCGCTGGGACTTATTCGCTCCCTCGGCATGAAACCGGGCCTGCCACGGGTAAGGCCGATATCGCAGAAGCGCGCGCTGAGCCAGGCGCTGCTGAAGAACCGCGAGCGCCTGCTCGCGCGTGATCTGCATCAATCCCAGCCATCAAGCCAAGCATTGACGCTCACGGTGCCCGAGACGCTCGTCAGGCTCGCCTGTACGCCGTCGCTTGCAAAGAAATCAACAACGCCGGACTGCGCACCAGCCAAGATGCTGATCGCCGTCACGAGTGCAGCGCCGGAATCCAGGTCGATCAGGTTAAGCGTCGCAGTCCCGGTGCCCGTCTTGCTCCACAGCAGCTTGTTCTGCCGAACCGTGGATCTCGGGCGCGACTGCGCCGGGCCGCTGCCGTTTGCGGCTGCGGCTGACAACAGAAGGCGCTTGGTCATTATTCGCCTTCAAGGCTCCGGCTGCCGCACGGCACGGCCGGCATGTCTTCGCGGCCATGCTCGGCCTGGAAGTGCTGCCTGCCGCCGGTGTGATGCGCAGCCGCGTCCGGCATTCCGGTGCCATCGACCTTGGGTCCCTTGGACTTTGTGGCGAACTTGCCGTCCGGCGTGTCGCTGTCCAGCTTGCCGAACCCCTTCTCGCGAGCGCCCTTTTTCATATCCATCTCCTTTTGTGTGAGGATTGAGTTTCAGTAGACGCCACGCCGCTTCTTTCGGGCCGCCGATGTCTTGCCGAGCTTGCGGTTCGCCTTGGCGTCGATCTTTGATTCGGTCGATTTCGACATCCGCCCGGCCTTGACCGCCTGCGCGGCGCGCGCCTTGGCGTTGCCGGCGTGCGCGCGGTCGGGCATCGGGTAAGCCCGCCGGCCGGGCAGGCCGAACTCGGATTTGGGCAACGCGTCGCGGGTCGCCGACGTGAGCGGGCCGGTGGCGCGGAGATCGCGCGCGCCGATGGAGCGAGCCATGGGGAGCCTCAGTTGATGGTGCTGAGCGCGTGCCCGATGGCGCGCGCCGGGGACAGGTAGTGCTTGAAGCGGGCGAGCTGCGCGTCGCGCGCTTCACGCCAGCGGGCGGCGATTTTCATGCCGACGAGATACAGATCCTCGGTGGCGACGAACGGGACGACCTGGCGCCAGGGCGTCGGCGCGTCCGTGTCGTCGATTTCCTCGGCGAGCACGGGGCGACCCACGTGAAGGGCGGCCTGGAAGCGGGCGGAAGACGCGAGCTTCCAGCCGTCGAGCGGCCGCAAGCCCAGCGACACCTTGGCCTTGGCCAGTGCCCGATTGCGCACGGACAACGGCCCGTAATCGCTCATCTGGACTTCGCCGTTCCAGACCAGCCCGTCGATGCGGGCCTTCTGCTCCTGCGTCATCAGATCGCGCGGCGTCACGACGCCGGCCCCCGCGTCGCGCAGCAGCTTGATCACGACAGAGCGCCGGCCGAGGGTGCCGCCGTGAAAACAGAATTCGGTGTCGGGCTCCTCGTCGGTCCGCAGCAGCCGCTCCCGCGCCGCGCTAAAGCCCAGCTCTATATCGAAGCTGTTCCTGCAATACGGCTTGAGCCGCGTCGCCATGCCTGGCACCAGGCACCAGCAGGACTCCGCCAGCTCGGCCGCCGCCGGCAGGAATTTCTGGCGCTCGGCCATGTCCGGATACGGCGAATCGTTGAGCGAACCCGAGGCCCCAAAGCGTTCCGTGCAGACGACGGTGAAGCGGCAGCCGGCGCGTCGCATGTCCCGGGCCCACGCGACCCCGTCGGCGTTGAACCCCTCGAAAATCAGGTTCATGGCCGGCGACGTCCTGACGGTCATGCCGCCGTCGGACACTGTGTGCCCGAGATCGACCAGCATGCCGGTGATCGCAAGCTTCGGGTCGTGAAGCGTCTCGTGGCCTTCGGCGCAATGGTTGACGTCGGTCCACGCGAAGTGCATCAGCCCGGCGCGGGGTCAGTTGAACGCTTCGACCTCAAACAGGTTGGCGGTGACCTCGCTCGCCACGGCGCCGGTGCCGACCTGGCCCGTCACCTTGACCACGATGCCCGCGTTCTCGGGCTCGGTGCCGGAGAGCGGCGCCGTGATGCCCTGGTGCGTGCCGCCGAGGATGTTCTGCCCCTGGGCGATCTGCGTATTCACCGCCGAGCCCTTGTAGACCTGGAGCTGCATGTTCCATGCCGAGCTGGCAATTGTGCCGATGGCCAGCGTGAACGACACGCCGGTCCCGAAATACATGCGGACGGTCTTGGTGTGCGCCGAGGTGCCGGTGGTGCCGAACGCGGAGACCATGACGCCGCGACCGAGCGTGTCGAAGGCGTTGGCCGGGATCGTGAAGGTGAACAGCGTGTCCTCGGTCGTGTCGGCGCCGTTGCCGGCACCCGCGATCGAGACCTGCCGGTTGATGTTGCCGGCTTCCTTGAGCATCGCAGCACCCGTGCCGGCGCTGCCGAAGACGGTCTGCGCGTTCGACGGCTCGAAGACCGTGCATCCCGAGAAGTCGTAGGTGCCGCTCGCGGGCGTGTCGCCGGTGTTGTCGAGCTTGCGGTCGAATTGCTGGAGCACCTGGCGGGCGAATTTCGGCCAGTTCTCGCTGATGCGCGTCATCAGTGACGCGGCGGAAACGGTCATGAAGAGTCTCCTGGTTCAGGGTCGCGAAAAAGCCGGGGACGCCCGAAGGGTCAGGAACCTCGACCCCGGCTGGATGAATTCAACGAGTGCGGTGTGTTTGACCGCCGCTAGGTGGCGGCGGCCGCGCGGAACTGCGCGTGGGCGTTGCTTGAGCCGTGCTCGGACGGCGGCTAGGTCAGCTCCTGCGATCAGGAGGGATCGGCTGGCGGCTCCGGCATCGCAACGGTCTCTGCCGCCGGGGTCACTGCCGGTGCCGCGGGTAGCTCATTGACTGCGGCCGGCAGCGGCGCAGGTGGCTCAGCGACTTCGCCGGCCGGCGCTGGCGAGCACAGCCCGATCTCGAGCTGGCTGCCGACGCGGAGACCAAGCCGGGCCACGTCCTCGGGCCGCACGCGGAGATCCGAGGGGTTCGCCATGACGGTGTCCGGCCCTGGCGCGATCACCAGGGACACCGACCGGCGGTCGCCGTCGAAATGATCCAGGAGCGCCTGCACGACGCCGGTGAGCAAGATCGAGCTTGTCATGATGTCACCCCTACTTCGGCGGCGTGCTCTGGCTCCAATGCCGCTTCAAATATTTCCAGCCAACGAAGCCGCCATAGATGGCGAGCGCCGCGACGATCAGGCCGACGACGATGTCGAGCGAACTCATTGGGCAGTTCCTTCCCGTGGCGCCACCGCGAAATAAACGGGGCGGCCAAACGTGAATGCGATCAGAGAAATGAGGCGGCGAGAGCAGAAAACGTTTGACGTGAAACGGTGTTCAAGCCCCGGCTACCGGTTGACCTGCGATCTCCCGGGCACTCAGGCCGACGGCGACGGCCCGCGTAAAATGTCGAGCGTGTCGTCTTCGCCAAGGCGGCGCATCAGCACGTCCTTCACGAACGACGGCACAAGGCCGCCGGGAACAGATGAGCCGTCGGTCACGCGGAGTGTTGTCCAGTAAGCACCGTCGCGCTGCCAGACCACCGCCGCGAAGCCGGCAACACCCATCGGGTCGACGCACTCCAGCAACCCGGCGAACCCGCGGCGCAGATCCCCGTAGGTCGCGCTGCCGTGTTTTCGCCGCAGCACCTCAAGCCGCTGACCGGTCGCCTTGAACGTCACCGAGCGAAGGCGGAGACGAGCTGCGTCCATCCCCGTGGCCTTCTCGGCCCAGGACAATGGGACCGTTTTGAAGTGGCTGGATGTATGAGGGCAGTACCGGGGCGGGGGCGACGGGCGTGGGGGTGCCCCCGGGGGCTCTCCCTTGGCCGTGGCGCGCGCGGGGCTTGACCCCCAGTCCGCCGAGCCGAAGAAGGCGCAGCAATATCAAAGGGTCTTTCTGGTTTCTTTCCAGCGTCCCTACTCGCCCCGAAGCTTGCGGAGGAGGCCCGCCTGCAACACCGGGTCATCGCCAGCCAGCGCCTTGACGATCTCGTCATCACTCGTGCGATTGATGGTCAGGGTGAAATCATCGTTGAAGAGTCCCAGGGCCTTCCCCAGCAGTTCACCGGCCCGCACACGGGCGCCCGCGTGGTCCCCAGTGAACGCTTCCCGCTCCAGCAACTTCCGAATCTCGTCACGGTCCAGCTGGTCGTTTTTGCCAAGCCGCAAAAGGTACCGGCGAACCTTAACGTTCCTTATCAGCCGCGACGCCGCAACCGCTAGTGTCTCGTCATCCCCCGCGTACCCCGCTTCCCGGGCCGCGCGCGTGCCGTTGCCGTGCGCGTGGTAAGCCTCCGCAAAGCGCTTCTGTCGCGCCGTCATCGGGCCTAAGCCGTCGATGACGATTACCTCTGTGTCGTCGTCGTCAACCTCGCCTAGGGCAGCCTTCGTCATGACCTCCCCATCGCGAATTAGAAAATGTGACGTGTGCCGCTTTTCGCTTGAACCCGGTACAGCCATGCCCTAGTATTAGGGCACGCCACGGGCATTAGGTCCGAGGCGCTTACAGGGCAGGAGGCCCGAACCGATGAATAACCTTATCCCCCATGACGCCACGCTCCGCGCCGTCCCCAAGGCGACGCGTACCGTATCCGTCGAGGTTCGCAACGTTTACGGCGCCCTCAAGGCGTATCCGCTTTGCATCAACGCGAACCTGTTCGCGGAGCTGGCGGGAACAAAGACGCTCACGGCTCGCACGCTCTCGATTGCCGAACAACTCGGGTTCGCGGTGATCAGCACCGCGAATGCCGATTGGCGCGCGTGCGCTTGAAAGGGGTCACAATGTTCCCGAACCCCAATTCAGCGCCGCTCCTCATCGTCGACACCATGACGCTTCCCGCGTGTTGGGCGGCGGCGTTGGTCAATAATGATTACTCGGGCCTTGACGCGACCGACGCCACGGCTTGCCGCAATATCGTCTCGGGTCTCGCCAGTCAGGGCTTCCGGGTTGTCGACGTGGCGCGCGATGACAACGGCGAGGGCGCCGACCCCCGCTTCACATGGTCGTATGACACTTACGGCGGAACGGCGCGCGGTGGCGACGTGCTCGATTACGTCGTTCATTGCCTCGGTTGACGCAAGCTTAGGAGGCCCGCGCGCTAGGTTTCGCGGGTCTCCGAGGGTTGCGCCAACGCGCGCCACACCGGGCAACTAGGTCCGGTGTCACCCCTGGGCACTGGAGGCCCGTTGTAAATGACCGATCTCTATCGGCAGATCACGGACAAAATCGTATCGCAGATTGAAGCCAACCCCGGCTCATGGCTGAAGCCATGGGCCGCGGCGCGCGCGGAGGGCATGCCATTCAACGCGACCACGAGCGCGCGCTATCGCGGGGTCAATGTCTTGCTGCTGTGGAACTCCGCCGCTGTCCAGGGCTTCAGCGGGAACCAATGGGCTTCTTACAAGCAATGGGCCGCGCACGGGGCGCAGGTGCGGCGCGGCGAGAAAGGCACCATGATCGTCTACTACGGCACAACAGCCGTCAAAGACCGATCGGACCCCAGCGCGCCCGAGCAACAGATTCGGTTTCTCAAATACTCGCACGTGTTCAACGCGTGTCAGGTCGACGGCTACACGGTAGACCGGCCGGCGATGCCTGCCCTTGCCGAACGTCTCACCCGTGCCGAGCAATTCGTGTCGGCCACGGGCGCCAGCGTCCGCTACGGGTCGGACCGCGCGTTCTATGCCCCGGGCCCGGACATGATCGCCATGCCGGACTTCGCGCAATTCACCGGCAGCCCGACCAGCACGCCGACGGAGGCGGCTTACGGAACCCTCCTCCATGAGCTGGTTCATTGGACCGGTCACGAGCGGCGGTGCGCGCGCCAATTCGGCAAGCGGTTCGGCGATGACGCCTACGCGGCGGAGGAGCTGGTTGCGGAGCTGGGAGCGGCGTTCCTTTGTGCCTCCCTCGGTATCTCGGCGGACCCGCGCCAGGATCACGCGCAATACCTCGCATCCTGGCTCAAGATCATGAAAGGCGATCGCAAGGCGATCTTTACCGCCGCGAGCAAGGCGAGCGACGCGGCGGACTTCCTCGGCAAGTTCTCCGCCGAGCCGGTATCCATCGCGGCTTGACGTATCGCCTAGGAGCGGCGCGCAAGGGCCGCCGCTCCGAACGATACGCCAAGGCGTACCGGTGGCGGGCACTCAGGCCCGCCACCACCCCCAGGGCAGGAGGCCCGGAACCTATGTCGGCTTTCGTTTGCGGCAACTCGCATATCACCGCGCTTGCGGTCTACGCCTATCGGCACGGGATTTCAAAAATCCCGGTTGAACTCCTCGGCTCGGAATTTCTCTCCGAGAATCTAAAATCCGTCAATCACCTGTACGCGGCCCGGCATGGGACGCAACTCGGCACGTTCGAGCTGTGTGGCGCGATCACGTTCCAACGCTTCTCCGCCGTGCAAATCATCAAAGCCGCCGAATGCCTCGCGTATCAATCGTGCGAGCACCCCGGATACGAGACCAGCACGGCCTACGCGATCACGGCAGCCATTCAGATTCACGCGCTGAACGCGTTCCCGGGCTGGCGTCGCCCCGTCGATGAACTGCCCGGCTACGATCGGGCGCGGTGGCATATCGCCGCCGACGCCGCTTGGTCACGTTGCGCATGACGCAGCATAGGACGGGCGCCACCGTGCGCCCGTCCGAGGGTGCGCCACGCATCAAGCCGGGCAATCAGGCTCGGCTCATCTCAGGGCTAGGAGGCCCGTTCCATCATGACCAATCGTAAGCCGAAGCACGTCGCCAGACTCCGGACCATCGTATGCAGCAATTGCGGAAGCGATGACGTCCGCCGCGACGCAACCGCATCCTGGAATATCGAGACTCAGGCGTGGGAACTGAGCGCGGTCCAGGATCAGGGCTATTGTCAGCATTGCCAGGGCGAGGCGTCGCTCGTCGAGCTGATCATTGATCCGTCCGCGCCGTCACTGCCGGAGATCGAGCCGCCCGAAGAGCACCGCTTGACAGGCGTCGACGAGCTGGAAAGCAAGATCAGCAACCTTCCGGGGTGCGTCTACGTCTCCGAAGCCAAGGGCGGCTACCGCTGGGGTAACCTCGCCGGGCGCGGCAAGGGGCCGTTCGGGCCGTTCCGCAACAAGCGCTCGGCCCTCGCCGATTGCTTCGCGAAACATCCCGGCTGCTGATTTCTACACCACGCGGGGCGGTCGCAGGGCCGCCCCCTTTTTTTCGTGAGGCGCCACGTGATCCGAAGAGAACCGCCGCAAGGGTTGCAGGCGCCGATTGCCCCGGCCGGCGAGGTGCCCTACGTTACGGGCATGGCCGAACAAACCCCCACCCTGCTCGAGATCGCGGGCCTTGCGCTCTTCGGGCCGCAGTGGCAGTCCGAGCTGGCGCGTCAATTGGACGTCAACGACCGGACGCTAAGGCGCTGGTTCGCCGGCACCGTCGAGCCGTCTCCCGGCGTGTGGCAGGACATCCGCAAGCTTTTGGAGCGCAAGCAGGTCGCGTGCGCAAAGGCCCTGGAGAAGGTCCGGGCGCGCTGCGCCTAATTTTCAGCTGTGACGGTGACGCGGGGCGCCGAGCTGCGCGGCCGATGCGCTCGTGATCTCCGCATCGCCGACGCCGTTGGCCAGATTACCGCCCCTTCTACCTGATCCGCGGCTTTTTGGCTCATGTCCGCCGCGTCTATTATGGGTCACCGCTTTGTAACGAATCAGGGCGTCAAACTCGGCGATCTCGGCGAGTGCGGCGCGGTTGCGCCGTTTCAGCGTCGCAACCGATGAGCCAAATTCGTTGGCCAACGCCTTCCACGGCGCGCCAAAAGCCCGGCCCCAAACCAAGTTGCGCTCCTCGGCCGTCAGGGACGCGCCGCTGATCAGGTGCAACGCACGGTCAAGCCGGTCGATCGCGGCCGACGTCGCCGTGCGGAGAGACCGGTTGCGCTCGCGCTGACTTTCAGCTGTGTGCGGTCCCCAGTCCCTGCGGTCGCGCAACGGTTCGGGCGTGCAGCTCCTGAAGGTCGACGGCAGGGTGCCGGTTTGCGGCAGCCACCGCAGCGTCGCCGCCGCGTCGAGAAACATGCGCTCCATCACCAGCACCCAATCCAACTGTGTCTGACGTCCCACTGCTCGCTCCTCGTCGTGGTCGTGCCGGTTTAATCGCGTCTGCGCTCTTGCGCTCTGAATGTTGTCGGCCCCATTCGGGCCCGTCTCATCCCACTTCCACTTTTTGCCCGGTGGTGAGTCCGGGCGGCGGGCATAGAAGGCCCATTGCTGGGCCAGCTATATTCCTTGCCCAGGCGGAGCCGCCGGGACGACGAACATACGTTCACAGCACCTGACCGCGCGATTAGGCGCGGCCGGACCCGGTCGAGCGGTGGCCCGTCAGTGCTGGTGGACAACTCGGCGGCACGACCCGCGCGCCGTGAACGCGACGTCGCGGTGTCGTTGGGGCAAGATCCCCGTCGAGCGCTCTCGAGAACCTGTGATGCGGCGAAGCCGGCGCTTTATCGGCCTCGCCCACGTGGCACGGAAAGTTCTGGACGAACCGCGCGGGTTCGCCCTCGATCCGGGCGGCAGAGCCGCCAGTGGGGCCGTGGCTCTCGGATTTGAAAACCCGTAGGGCGGGCGGGATCATCGTGACGCCCGCCCCCCAATGGAATCAGTAAGCTCGCGGTTGCGGTCATCTTCGTCGGTGCTCGACGCGTCGTATTCACCGGTCTCGGGATCGTATTCGCCAGGAGCAAAAACATTTTTCGTCGAGATTGGAATCACTCCAAGCTCGCGCAGTTTTTCGCCATAGCCCGCTCGATCACGGCTCTGCGCGACCAGCTTTTCGACCCGGCGCGACCCGTCATCGCGTTCGTCGGCGATCTGCGCCTTGATCCACATCTTGAGCGCCGCCGCATCGATCCCGCTCACTCTGCACGTGGTCGCGAGACCCTTGAGGTCTAGGGCCAGGTCGTGCTGGCGTTCGAGCAGCTCGCGATAGCAGCTCGCGGCCTCCGCGAAATCGATGGTGAGATTGGCCTCGGAGGACTCGTCCATCATGCGGCGCTCCGGTGCCGATCCGGCTGTTTTTTCGGTCATGCGCCACCATCTGGGGCCTTGCACCACGCCGCGCAACGCCCATGTTTTTTATCCATCACAAGGCGATGCAGCCGTCACGGCCCGCGAGGAAATTGCGATGGTTATCCGTCACAAGCCAAAACATCTGTCGGGAAATGGAATTGGACCGAAGATCGATTTTCAATGGGAGCGCCCCGAGAAGGGCTTCCATCTGCCGCGCCCTGTTCGCGAAATGATGAACCTCGGCGGTGATGTCGTGCTGGAGCAGGAAACTCGCCCTGTTGGTCGAGGACGATGGCTACCCTGCCGTCCTCTGGACGAGTCCCCCCTACTCTATCGGGTCTTCTCGGCGGTCAAGACTGTCCCCCAGGCCATCGATTTTGCTTCACAGTATGGCCCGCTAACGCGATTGGGTCGGGGTGGCGCCCCCGGAGAAGATCTGAGAGAGATTCTCGAGCAGGCATCTCAGATGCGTTTTGTGCTCTTGCACGCAAACGATCATCAAATGCTCGCCATGCTCTTTAAGGACGGCGGCGTCAAGCTAAACGCGTGTGGGGCGCTGATCGAAGCTCTGCCTCATGGCCACGGCATGCGGGTCAAGCTGTCGCCCAGATCCCTCGTGGACGCGCTTTGGCTTCAACTTGCACTGGCGGGCGACCGCATGGACCAGAAGAAGGAGTGCCCGCATTGCGGGACCATCTTCGGGGTCGGACCAGGCTCAGGCCGTCGGCTGGACTCGAAGTTCTGCAGCGACGGGTGTCGGACTGCCCACAACAGCCGGAAGCGCCCAGTCAATCAAGGCCGAGCCCGTCGCCGAGCCCACGCCTGACGCATGCGCGTTTTCGTGACCCCGTCATGCTCGTGCCGGCCGGGAAACACTTGTCCCCGGACCTCGGGAGACGCGCCGACATTGTCGAGGTATTGTTTCGCCAGTGTGCTTAGCCGGTTGTAGTCCCGTCGCCGCTTGCCGTCGAGGCTCTCCCTGATATCCATCCAGCGTGCGCCGGCAAGCCGCCGCGTCACAACGTCGGCGCCGATCCGGAGCCGGTGCTGGGCGCGGCAGCCTCGTGAACAGTGCCGTCGCCGCGCCAACTTGGCGATCAGCCCCGGCGACCCCCGGTAAGTCTCGCCGCACCGCGGGCAGGTCCATTCTGCGGTGCGGTATTTATCTGCGAGCGCGCCGGCCGTTTCCGCTCCGCCGGCGAACGCGATCGTCCTGACTCTCTCGTGCGACAGACCGAACGCTGCGCCGAGCGGCCTTAGGAGGGCGCCGTCGTTGCGCAGCTTGATGATGACTTCATTGCGAGCGTCGAGGTCGGTGAGATCATCGGTCATGATGTTTCCGGTATCGGCGCTGTCGCCCCGGACTGTCAACATTTTCCATTTGCCCGCGAGACCGCATCGGCGTTATTTTTTCTCCGATAGCCGAGCGTCGCGGTTTTCTCGCGCCCGTCAGCGGCCAGAACCCTCATCGGGTCAGAGCCCAGAACAAAAGCGAGCCTCGGCCTCCTCCCATACTTGCATTTTCCTGCGAGCACGCGGCTGCATGCCACGCGCTCGACGGAAGGAGTCCGCGATGGCTCGCGATCGAATCGTGGTGCCGATCAAGTCCGCGATGGTCCCGCAAACGATGGCCAATCAAACTGTGGCGATCAGCAAAGCCGACGAGAAACCCGGTTTGTCGCACTCGGCGACAAAATCGGCGGACGAGTTCGGCCAGGCGTACCACGATGCCCGACTAGCCTTCCGACACTTCGACGCCGAGTGGACCGGCGCACTCGCGGCGACCGAGGACGACGAACGGAACGCCCTCGCCACGCTGGCAAGGTTCTGCGTCATCGCGGATCGGCACGCCGATCGGCGGCTAAAGTGGCTCAATGAACAGGGCGTGAAGCCCCATGCGGGGGCCAAGTCCCGCTACCACGTCATCACCAAGGCGATGGTGTTCTCGGCCGCCAAGGGATCACGCCGCGACATCATGCGCCGCCTCGGGCAGCGGTTGACTAAATTTGCCGGCGCCATCGACCAAGCTGCGGCGATGGCGCATGGCGATCCGGATCACGCGGGCGAGCTGCTGCGCAAACACGGCTACGCGCCGCTCTACACGGCGTTCGCGCGGCGGAACAAGCCCCCTGTGCCTGATCTCCACTCGTGGAGGCGTCGGTTGGACGAGTATCTGACCAAGCTGGGCGTGAGCGCTGAGGACCGGACGCGGATCGCAGCGATCGTGAGGCCCTATGTTGAGCCACCCCGGAAGGAAGAATTTTGAGCGACGACGACGTCACGCCGCTGACGCTGGCGGAAGCCTGCGCGTTCTGCAAGATGACGCGGGCGCAGTTTAACCGGCATATCAGGCCGCATGTGACCGAGAAGCGATTCGGCGGTTCCAACCGCGCACCGACACAGTTTCTGCTGGGCGATCTGCGGAACGCCTACCGCCGGATCTTCGGCCACACGCAACCGGAGGCACCCGCTGCAGCTCCCAACGCCTTGGACAAGCGCCGGGAAGTCATCGCGAGGTTGAACCGACGGCTGGCGAAAAAGGGCCTGCCGCCGCTGGTGTCCTAGGCGGTGCCGCGCTTTTTCTTCTTCGGCGCCGGCAGCAACTTGGGCTGGCGCAGAAAATCGACGTCACCCACTTCATCGCCGGTGATTCCCAGGGCTTCGCGCCGCAGCGCGAACTCCTCGACCTTCGCCTCCCAGGCGATCAGCTTTTCGAGCGCGTTAATGGCCATCTCGCGGTTTCGGACCGTGTAGATGTCAGCCATGTCGTTGTTGTTGATGCTGGCGATTTTGTGCCCCGTGATGGCGCAGATTTCCTCGTCTGTGCAGGCGGCCTCGGCGAGATCGCTGCGGATGGTACGGCGCAGGTCGTGGAGGGTCACGTCCTCGATGCCGAGCAGCTCACATTCCTCTCGCCAGCACTGCGAGAAATTGTGCTCGTCCCAGTGATCGCCGGCCGGCGACGACAGGAGATAGTCGCCGCGCCAGACATGCTCACGCAGCGCCGCCTCGAGCTTCGGGTGCAGCGGGATCTCGACGACGGCGCCGGTTTTGTTCTGCACGATATGCGCGAACACCCATTGCCGGCCGCGCATGTCATTCGCCTGGAACAGGTACGTGTCGGGCGCCCCGCCGGCCGCGAGGGCGATATTTTGCGAGCGCGCCAGGTCGAGAAGATCGCCCCGGCGCTGGGCCAGGTAGTAGGCCAGGAGGCTCGCGATGCGCATGTAGAGGCCGCGCTGGTCGGCCCGGCGGCGGTCCTCGTCGGTGAACAGCGCGGCCGGATACAGCTTGGCCCGCTGGTGAAGGGTCAGCCCGTCGAAAATCTTCTGCTGCGCGTGTCCGAGTTCGGCGCATTTGCTGCGGTACAGGGCGTCCAGCTCCTCGATCGTCATATCGTAATCGATGCGGGGCTTGTCGTCGCCGATGACGCCCAGGTCGCGCAGCGCGTCGCGGAGATGCTTTTTCTGGCGGTTGCGCTCCGCCACCGACTTGTAGAGCGCCGGACGCTCGGCTTCCGGCAGCCCGTCGTACATCGTCTTGCGCTTCGCCACCGTCCACCGCGCCGTGCGCGGCGGCGGCTTCGGAACGAACACCTGATCGGCGACGCTGAAGGTCAGCCCGTATTCCTTGGGCCGCTCGACCGCCCAGTTCAGGACCAGGCGCATCGCCTTCAGCCGCTTGTAGCGGGTGTCCGGCAGGGGGATCAGCGTCTTGAGATAGTCCTCCAGCGCCTTGGCCGTCAGGTCATGCCAGCCGGTTTGGCCGAAGTGCTCGCGCAACGGCTCCAGGTGCTCGCGATGATACCCGCGCGTGCTCTCGTCGCAGCGCTCCAGGAACTGGCTGCTGGCATAGTAGTCGCGCACGATCTGATCGAAGGTGCCCGCCCGGCCGCGGTCGATGACCGGCATCTGCTTGGCCAGAGCGTCGTGTGCGATCTGCACCGCCTCATGATCGTCGCTGCTGCCGAGCTGCGTCTTGGTCGCGACGTGCCGGTAGTAGAACTTCACCGCGCCCTTGTAGCGCGAGGTGATGACCTTCACGCCGTCGAGCTGGAGCGGCTTGATTTGCGCCCGCTGAAGACCACCATCGGCCATGCGAATCTCCCCTGGAAAAAATCTGGAAAGAAACCGGTTTTTTCCGGAAAGAAACTGGAAAAAATCGCTCTTTCGAGACCGAGGATATCGCAGAATTTGTGAGGTTTTTCAAGTGGTCGGAGCGGCGGGATTTGAACCCGCGACCCCCAGTCCCCCAGACGCGTTATTTATCAATGATTTAGACCTGTATTTTGGGTCTTAGGTTTGATAAACGGGGCGCGTTTTTGTGGTCCGGTACAAGCGACAAACCACGAGAGGGACCGATCTGGATGTCGACGCGGTTAGAGCTAGAATAGAGGCAGCTTAGCCGCATCTATTCACTTAGCCGCATCTATTCACCACGGGAGCGCAATGTGACGCGCGCCGGCACCTCATAGCGCTGCAAGCGCGTTGGTTTGTGGCGCCGGGTTTGACGCCGATTTCAGTTCTGATTGTGTCGTGGTTGGAAGTTGCGGAATGGGCTCGGCAGGGCGACAACGCCCCGGGGTTCATGGTCCCGAGGCGGCAAAGCGTCCAGCTAAGACGCGGATGCGGGCGGTGCCCTCGACCACGCGGGCCGCAATCTTGATCAACCGCAAGCGGAGCGTCACAAACTCCGCCGTCAAATCCGCGCCGAGCAGGATTGGATCATCGGTGCCGCGCAGGCATTTCTCAGGTTGATGAAGCCTTGACCCGCTTATGCCGGCGGCGTCGCGCGGGCTCGCACCGGGCGGCCGGCTCCCGCTTCCCCTAGCTCTCGAATTGCTCCTCCCGCTCAAGGAGCCAGCTCGCATAGCGGTGCAGGAATTCCCGCTCGTCGATCTCCAGGGTCCGACGGCGGTGAATCGCGGCGTCTAAAATTTCGTCGGCGATCTTGATATCGGTCGTGGAGATGACTGACGACCGAAAAACGCGTTCGCTGGCCATGCGCGTGAACTCCCCTGAAAAGAGTTGAGCCGAGCAACCTTACGAAAATCGTATAGGTCAATGACCTACTGTGTCAATGACTCACCGGGTCAATGACACAGCAGGGCCACGCCCAAACCGCGCGGCCAGCCCCACCCCTCCGTATTGCGTAACAATCCATCATCAAGCAGGGTGAATTGTGGTGGCACAAACTGGGGGGCCGCGTGGCGGAAGTCATTGGAACGGGGAAACAATTTCGCGCGTGGCGCCAGCGTATGGGCTGGCTGCAGTCGGAGGCGGCTGATCGCCTAGGCGTGAGCATCTACGCGGTGCGACAGTGGGAACAGGGCACGCGGTCCATCTCGCCGATGGTCAGCCGCTTCTGTGATCTCATCGAAAAAACGGAGAAGCGCAAGATGGTTGTAATCAGACGTCGCTAGATATGCCGCTGCCGGTGCGCTATCCTCAATTTCGCAACTAGGGAGGACAGTATGCGCACCGCCGCCGTCACTCTCTACGCTGGGCTTCTCGCCCTGCTCTCGCCCGCCGCGACCGCAATCGAGATGACGGTCTGCCGCGATGTCGGGCTCGTCATCCAGGGGCTTTGCGGGCCCAACATGCCGCCCTGCACCCAGGATCAGCTGCGGGCGATCATGTCGAGCTGCGATGGCGAGCGACAGCTCGCCGCCTGCGGCCTCACCAACAACGATCTCCTGCCGCAGTCACCAAATTATCGCCGTGCGAACGCCTGTCTTTTCCCGCCTCCGCCCCCGGCCGCAGCCAGAGTGGTGCCAGTCCCCATGCCATACCCTGTTTATGTGCCCGTGCCGGCCGCGCCGACGCCAGCCCCGGAGCCGCCGCAAATTCTAACTATTCAGCCCGACGGCGGCGGCTCTATCGATTGCTACCGTTTCCCGATTTCGGCTGACTATAATTGCGGGGCTGCGGGGACCATCCGTACCCGTTAAAGCCGGGAAATGCTCAACAACGTCAGGGATGATCATTCCGTGGCAGAATACCGGGCGCGGCCGTGAACTGGCGGCGCGGCCTCCTACGACTGTGGCTGCTGGCGTCAATTTTGTGGGTGGCTTTTGCGGGCGTTGTTTTCGACCTGACGACGGCCGGCCCAGCCCTGTGGCACTCCGTAGGATCAGAGCAGCGAGACGCAGCCTGTTTCGCCGACCCCGAAGCGTATAAGAAAAAAAACCCCTTCGACTGCTTTGACGACGAGCCCTCTATGTCGCAGGAAGAGGCGCGCAATTTAGTGGTCGCCTTTGTTGCTGCCGGCATTGGGGTGCCGGTCGGGGCCGTCCTGGCATTCTTCGCGCTGGTTTGGGTTGGCCGGGGATTCCGGTGAGGGCCGTCACGAGTTCACGCAGCTCGAAGAGCTGGCGCGCATTCGCCACGCGAGCGGAATGACGGGGAATTGACGGGAGAATCAGGCCCCGGACCGCGGCGCGAAGAAGCACTGGACCTTGCCGCCGAAAAAGCACAGGTGGAAATCCTCGTCCTCGGACGGCGTGGCGCCGGCGAACGGGACAATGATCTCCCGGGGTCCGGGGGCTTCGCCCCCGGAAGAGTCCGCACCGTCGCCGAGCTTCATGGCATAACCACCAGGGTTTTCAGCGGTTGGGGCAATCTAGCATAAAAGAGGGAATGCAGATGCGTATCACCACAGCAATCGCAACGTTAGCGATGATGGCTTCGGCGCAGCCCTCTTTCGCCCAGCAACCTTCGCAAGGCCCATGGCAAATTGTGCGCGGCGGAGGCTCGCGCCCCTACTCAAATATATGGCTGCTCGACACGAACACAGGGCGACTATTTTACTGCAAAGCGGACGAACCAATCGCACCTGGTGTGACACAGGACTCCTGCATGGAGAAGGGCAAGACGACTGAGCAGGACCAAATCCGACATATGAACGACCAAATGGAGGACCTATTAAAAAACAGATTAAAAAACAAAAAATGAGCGGCGCTGAAGCGAGAAAAACGAGGCACCCCTGACCCGCCATCGGCTCCCATTTGAACCCCCCGCACAGGTGCTGCCGTGAGTTTCTTCGTCTGGAGTAAGATGGGGATTGAATCGGGCGAGCAGTTGGGGGAGATCGTTGCCCGCAAAGAAGCTGAGCGCCAAGCCGGGCGCAATATTTTCTGGTGGGGGATCGGGACCAGTCTCGGGCCAAAATTAGGCGAAGTCGCGCGGGCGGCCGGCGGAACCCTGCCGGTGTTATTTACGAAGATGCTCTCGCGGGCCAAGCCTGTCGACACGACGCCGGCAACGGTTTGGAGATGGACGGCGTGGGAAGATGCAAATGGGGAAGTTCACGACATTCCCTCGCATGTCAGGCTGCTCAGTCGAGGAGCGGCCGGGAAACACCGACACTATGCGCTTGTCTGTCGTTCCGAGGCGCCCATCTTCATGCGTGAAGGTGGCGCGAGATTCGATCCGACGCGCTGCCTGACGCCTGCCGGAAAAATACCGGACGCGCGCCAAGTCACGGCGCTGCTCGACGGCGACCCGGATGGGCATGACACTGGCGCCTATCGAATCTGTTTCCAGGCAGTCCTCGTCGCCCCCTTGTGCGTTAAACTCGTTCGCCGCGACGAGGCACATGACTAACCTAAATCGTGGAATGACCCGCGCATCGCCATGGGCGGCAAAGCTACGGGATCATGGGAGCAGCAACTGAAAGGGGGCGAAAAAACAGTGAGTGTTCCGCAGGCTATCATCATCGCAGCCATGATCGTCGCGGGTGCCATTATCGGCAGTCGCTACATCCCGCATTACGAAATCTCGGCTGCTGGTGGCGGTGCCTATCGCCTGAATTCAATTACGGGTGAGGTCATCGTCTGTATTTCACGGGGTAGCGCGTCGTCACCCTACACGGTCGTCTGTGAGTAAGTTTCACCGGCCGATAGCCTTCTTGATGCCGGTCCACGCGATCTGTGTCGTGTCGTTGCCGGAGATCTTGTCGAGGGTGCGCAGGCCGCCGAGGCCGAGCAGTGCATAGAGCAGGGTCTGCGCGTCGTTGTCGCTGAGCTGCGGAAACGGCGGCACGCTCACGGCCAGGATGGCCAGCACCCAGCCGGCCAGCGGATAGACCGCCCATTTCAGGGCGAGCACAATGAAGCACAGCCACATGACCGCCGGCCGCGCCGCGGCGACGAACCAATGCGGGCTCGCCGCCTCGGTCTTGTCGATGTCGCGCTGGTCGCGGTCGGCGTCGATCGCCGCCTGCAGCAGCGCCGACTGTAGCTGCTCCTGCGCCTTGGCCTTCTCCGCCGGGTTCGGGATGAACGACAGGATCTTGTCGATCACGCCGCTGCCGAAGAGATTGGCCAGCCACACCGGCATGGTTATGCGTCCTTGAAGAAATCGTGGGCGCCGATCGACGCGGTCTTGGTCATCTCCGCGTCCCAGCTCGGCTGCACCGCCTTGGTGTGGTAGTACGCAGCACCGCCGGTCGGGTCGGGAACGGTTCCGGCCAGCACCTCGGCGACGGTGCCGCGGATGCGGGTGAGCAGCGGATCATTCGTCGCCAGCGCCAGCATCTTCGGGCGGTTCCGATCGTCGATGTTCCAGCTCGAGAACTGCGCCCGCTTCAGGCACACGCTCTTAAGGTCGCGACCCCACCAACCGGGGTGTCCGGCGCGGTTCTTGATCACCCAGGAGACGGCGACCCACCCGTCCACGCCCTCGCCGCGCGCCTCGCCCCACACGGTGCGGGCGACAATCTCGAGATCGGACAGAACATCGGGATCGTCATACGAGGGATCATCCATGTGGCGGCGGCTCGCGCAGGATCTGGCGCATCAGGATGACGTGATCCTCTTTCAGCGACGCCAGCTGGCGGTCGCATTCGTCGGCGTGGTCCTTGTAGCGGGACACCTCGTGGCGCAGCAGGCTCACCTGGCCGGCGAGATCGTCGACATAGGATTTGCGCGCCGCGTCGCGGCCGGCCAGGCCGGCGACCATCAGGGTGGCGGCCGAGACGATGAACGCGGCGATGGCCAGCCACATGCCGAGGACCGCATCGGTGGCGATATCCATCAGCCGGCGACCCGCACGCGCTGCAGCACGGCCAGCGTATAGATGGTCGCGAAGATCACCGCCGGGATCTGGTCGGCGAACAGGAACGCCGTCGGCCGCGTCACCCCGTCGGCGAACCGGCCGAGCCACATGTAATAGACGCAGCCCGCGGCCGTGATCGTCATGATCAGCTGCTGCGGCAGCAGCCACAGCAGGCGGAAGAACGGCGGCAGGCCGCGATCGGCCAGCGCGTAGGCCGAGCATAAGGCAGCTCCAATCAAGGCCAGCCCGAGGCCGGCGCGGCTCGGGATGGCGGAGAACAGCGACGAGATCGCCGTGACGCCGTTGGCGCCATCGGTCAACAGCAGCAGGCCGCCCCAGATCAGGTGCAGGGCGACGGCGCCCCAGATCGGCAGCGGACTGATCCGGGCGTTCCACATTCCGCATTACTCCCGGGGCCCGACATACGGATTGTGCGGCGTCCGCCCCTTGGCATGCTCGCGGCGATAATCGAATTCGGGGTTGTCTCGTAGGCGCGCGAGGATCGCCGACCGTGAACGGCGTCGCTTTACGAAAAGCGTAATATCTGACAATATATAAGCGAGTTAATGTCAAGTAATGGCAAGTAATTACAGGTACTGTCAATCAATGACATCTATAGACAAGTCGAGCGCCGCGACGCTCGCCAAGAGCATCACGACGACCGCTGAGAGCGCAGCGATGAGCAAGCCGCTTCCGAAATTCGAGATCTCGCCTGCCGGGCCGGATACGGTCTACTTGAGGGTGAGAGTGCCCGTGCAACGTTCGCCGGGCGCACCCGATCACCTCTGGTGTGTCGTCTACGACGAAGAGACCGCGCATCGCGATCTTGTCTCGTGGATGCTCCGGTTTACTGAAATTATGGTTCGCCGAGCTGATTAGCCCCCAGGCTAAGAGTTGCGGCCGCGGGTCCACACGAACCCATACGTCCAGATGTCGAAAGTGGCCGCTGTCGAGTTACCACGCGCGCCGAGCTGCGCCGACGTGTTCGTTCTCTTCTGAAGCGACGCAGACGAACCCGAGCCAATGACCTGATTGCCGACGTCAGAGGGACCGAAGTCGCCGGTTGCGCTCACCGCTTGGTCGGTTTCGTCGGGCGACGTGAAAATCATTGCGGATGCGCCAGCGGAGTTTCCGTAGCCAACCCTGAAAAGGGCCTCCACGATGTACCCGGACGGGACGGTCAGGCTGAACAGAGTGCGGTTGGCCATCGTTACGGCGACGGCCGTCTGATCGTGGAACGATGTCCCGTAAATAAACGTGTCGCCGCGCTGCTGGATTTGTAGGATGTTCGGCGTAGCGTCCGTCTTGAACCAGCCAATCACGCGTTTTAGCGTGTAATTGGTTGGCATCGTCGGCGCGGTGCCGCTCAGCGAGATCAGGTAGTCGATCACGCCCGTGTCCGGCCGCATGATCTGCCAAACGAAATACGGAGTCGTCCCGGCAATCGCGCCCGTGTCCAGACCGCCGTTCCCAGTCCCCACCGCCCACGCCGCCATGGTCTTCGTGTAGGTCGTGGTGACCGTCATGAAGCTGGCGTTGGTGCTGTCGAGGCACGATCCGGGGCCGATGGTCAGCGTCTGCGCGCCGCCGGGGGCGCCGATCTCCAGGCCATCGATGAAGCCGCGCAGGGCCGCCGCATTCGGGCCGCCGGCCGGGTTCAGCAGCTCCCACCGTGTATTGGCGAGGTTGTAGCGCCAGAAGCATTCGGCGGCCGCACCGGCGAGGTCGGCGATCGCCAGAGATTTGCCGCCGTTCTTGGTGATGGTCCGCGCTGTGAACCCGTCGACCGCAAGCGTCGGCGAGCCCGTCGCGTTCGCTGCGATCAACCGGCCGAAAACGATCTGCCCATCCACCACGCCCTTGAGCGGGGGAATCGTCGCCAGGGTGAGCGCATCGGCCGTGCCGCCGACCACGCCCCAGCGGATGAAGGTCCCGGCGGCTGCCGCAAACCAGTTCGATCCGTCCGACACGAGCGTTACGCTCTCGCTGGGGTTCAAAGTGATCGAGGCGTTGGTGCCGTCAATCTGATCCGTGCCGTTCGGCGCAATGCTGGCTGCGCTCGCGCCGACATTCTTGAACGGGAAGGCGTTGCCGTTCGCCGATGAGGCCGCCATCATCGTGGCGACGGCACCATTCGACAGATTGATCAGCTTGCCGCGGTCGCTCGACTGGACGACGTAATTGGCGCTCTGCGGATTGACCGCGTTCAGGAACAGGGACAAGAACGCGTTGCTGGCCGCCGTGTTGACGGCGTTGGCGAGGTTCAGCAGCGGGTCGGCCAGCTTGTTTTTGATGGTCGCCCACGAGACCGCGTTGGCGGCGACGCGCGAGCCGTCGTCGGGCGGCGGGCTCGTGTTGTAATTCGTGACTGATTGCGGTGAATACGGATTGGTCATTCAGACGACCCCGAAACGAAAAACGCCGCCCGGTTGGGGGGCGGCGTTCGGTTGAAGCAGGCGATGAAGCGGCGGTTTACTGCGGCGGCTTGGATGGCGGCGCGTTCTCGGTCCCGGCGACGAGCAGGCCGAACAGGGCGCGCCCGGCCGGGCTGTCGGGCCCGATCCTGGCGAGGGTGCGCATCTGCTCGATGGCGTTCGGGCTGGTCAGGATGTCGGCCAGCCGGCGGGTGTTGAAGGCGTAAGAGGCTCGAGCGCCGATGTCCTTGCCCAGCTCGAGCCACGAGCCCGGCGAGGTCGCGGTCTTGAACATCTCGCCGATGGTGCCGCCGCGCGACAGCTCGGCCTGGATTTCCTCGTTGAAAGCGGTCATCGAGCCGGCGCGGGGTGCCGTGCCCTGCGCCTTGAAGATCCGCATCAGGTTGAAGAACGCGCGGCCGGCCTCCTGACCATCGGGCAGCGCCTCGATCGCCGCGCGCAGATTCTTCGCCTGCTGCGCGTTGCCGGTCATGGTCGCGGCATAGCCAGCACCACCGAAGCGGTTGGCGCCGCCGCTGAGCTGCTGGGTCACCTCGTTGAACGCCTGCTCGAGCTTCAGGCGCACGAAAATCCGCGCGGCCGCCGGATCGGCTTCGGCGACGGTGCGCACCGCGTCGCCGATCTGCGTCTCGCTGCCCGGCAGCGGATTGGTCTCGAAGATGATCTTCGCCTGCTCGGGGAATTTCTTCGCCTCGGCGAGCTGGCCGATGGGCGAGCGGGACAGCGGCTCTTCGACGTATTTCTGGCGGGTCGACTGGATATTGCGGGCGCTGGCATAGCGCGCCATTTCGGCGTCGAGCGCGTCGGTGATCGCCCTCGCCGCACCGCCCGCGTTCGTCGCCGCGTAATTCTCGCCCGCCCGCTCGGCGCTGCTCGCCACGTCGTCGAGATATTTCTTGGCCGCATCGAGGACCGGCGCCGACTGGTCCGCCATCCCGCGCAGATCGCCATACTTGATCGGATTGGCGCGCGCCGACTTGATCGCCTCGACAACGGCCGGATTGTCGGCCAGGTCTGCGAACGCTTCCGGCGACAGGCGCGCCGCCGGATTGTTCGCGGTCGCGTCATAGGCCGCCTGGCTGGCGGCGTTGGTCGCGTCGCGGGCCTGCTTGACGGCACCCGCGGCGGCGGCCTGCACCTTCGGCGCGATCTCGGTCGGCTCGGCGGTGCCCGGCCCGATGTTTTCGAGCGCGCCGCCCGGACCCTTCATCGCCGCCTCGTTGGCGCCGGCCCGCGGGCCGGTGACGCCCTCGAACGCTTCGGCGCCGCGCGGACTCTGCTCGACGACGCGGCGCAGATTGGTCAGCCGCGTGTTGCCGCCGGTGACTTGGGCGATGGCCTCGTCGGCCGTGAGCGGCGTGCCGGCGGCCTCGGCCTGTTGCATCAGCAGGTCGGCCTCGTGGAGCTGCACGTCGGACACGCCGCGCAGCGCGTTGCCGATCTGGCGCGACGGCGCGGACCCGAGGAATGACTTGGCCAAGGAATAGAGCCCGCCGCTCGCCAGCGCGCCAATGAACCGGCCCCATGGTCCCGCCAGCTGCTCACCGGCCTCTCCGCCCAACCCCGAGATGGCCCCCAGGACGGGCGCGAACGGCACCGACACGGCGCCTTCGACGGTCGAGCCCGCGTATTTTCCGCCGCCGGTCTGCGGCTCGTAGAGCGGCTGGCCGCTCAGCCCTTCGATCGCCGACCTGATCTCGGTCGACGTCGGGCCGAACGATTTATGATCGGCCGCCGTCGGCGGCGCGCTGGCGTAAACCTTGGCCTTCGCCGCGTCGATGTCGCCGACCTTGTCCGAGATTTGAGTGGCCAGGTTGATGAGATCGGCCGGCGCGCCGAACAGCTTGGCCGCCCCCTTCGGCAGCGCGTCCAGGATGGACATGACGATGTCCATGGTCTGGCTCTGAGGGCCATAGGTATCGAGCGATGCCTTGCCGGCGGCGGTCGGCGACTTGCCGACGTCGGACGGCGGCGAGTTGAGTGCGGTCAGAACATCGGGTGTCAGCGCCCCGGCGCCGGCCGACGGCCCGCCGTTGTCGTTGAGCGCCGACAGGATGTCCGGCGACAACGGATCGGCCGGCGGTGCAAGAGCCCCCGCGGTCCCGGAGGGGGGGACCGCGGCAGGCGGAATGGTGGTCATTTGTACGTCTTGATCGGCGCCCAATCCGTCGGGCTGGGACCGGTGCGGTGATATTCGATCACGTAGGCGGGATTGATCCCGGCCCCGACCGGCTTGCCGGCAGAATCGAAGCCGAGCATGCGGACACCGCTCGCGCCCGTGCCCGGCGCGGCGCGATAGTTCCTCTGGCCCGGGCTATAGCTCGACAGCGGGTTCGGAATCGCCCATTTCTGATCGAAGCCCTCGAAATTCGGCGTGCCGGATTTAAAGGCGTTGTCGGTACCGTGCTTCTCGAAGGCGGCGTATTGGTCCTTCAGGTGGTATGCCGTCGCCGCCATGTTGTCGATCAACGTACTGGCCGCGCGCGGGTCCATCTCGGGATTGGGCGTGTTCTGCAAGGCGCCGGTGAATTCGAGCTGCGACGGCCGCGCCGACAGCTGGCGCGTCATGCCGATCGCCACCTGATAGGCCGCCTTGTTGAAGGTCTGGGTGTCGGCGATATTGGCGACGTTCACGCTGTCGCCGAGGCCGAGCGCGTTGACCAGCCGCTGCATCTCCACCTTCGACTGCGCGAACATGCCGTAACTGGCGAGCTGCTGCGCCTTCGACATGATCTCCAGCGACTGCAGGACCTTGTCGGAGTCGGCGTTGGCGTTGCGGAAATCGATCCGCATCTCCTGCCATTTCTGCTGCGAGCCCTTCTGCGCCTCCAGCTCGGCCGGCGACATCTGGGCCGGCACCAGCACGCGGCCTTGCGGGGCGGCCGGCGCTGGAGCGGGCGGCGGAAGCGGGGCCGACGTGACTGGCGTGACCGGGATGGCGGGCATGGACGCGGCCGGCGGTGCGGCGGGCATCGGGACCGGGGCTCCAGCCGCAAGACCTGCCGGAGGCGCCGGCATCGGGACCGGCGTGCCGGTCACTCCCATCTGGGCCGGTGTGACGGTCGGCATTGGAACCGGCGTCGCGGGCATCGCGTTCGGCGGGGCCACCGGCGGCGCCGGAGCGGCGGCGAGAGCCGGCGGCGGCGCACCGGCGCCGGTGATCACGGCCGCCGTCGGAGACGCCACGGCCGGCACCGA